AGATCAACGCTTAGTCCATTTGATGTAGCAATCGCACAGGCGGACAAAGTCATATCAGATGTGATGATGTCCGTCTATGTCATCAATGGAAAAAAATACAAAGCGGTGCTTGATGAGACGCCAAAGGTGATGGGTGGAAATTATAGCGATGATTACTTAATCAACGGTACGACTCGCACGCTAACACTTTTTCGTTCGTCTGGCTATAAACCGAAACTTGGCGATGTTATCACAGCATTTAATGCGAAATATGTCGTCCGTGGTTTTAGTTTTGAGGATGGCAAGATTGTATTGCAGTTGGAGTAAATGTGACGTCTAAGATCGAGGGATTGGCGATATTACAGGCTAATTTTGAAAAATTAGCTAGTCAATCTGTACCTAAATGTGTGGCTAAAAGCATTAATAAAGTAGCGCGAAATGCTATTAAAAACGGAACAAAAGCCGTATCAAAAGAGGTTAAAGCGCCAGTAAAATTAATTAAAAAGCGAGTCCAGCTAACTAAAAAAGCCACACTTCGGAGACCTGTTGCAAAGATACGTGTAAACCGTGGAAACTTGCCTTTAATTCGGTTGCTAGAAAGCTCTAGATATCGGATTAATATAGGACTGGGGCAGGTTAAAATCGGGCAACATAGAGTCCAGAGAGGTTTTATTCAAACCCTCTCAAGCGGACGAAAGCAGGTGATGCAGCGCAGAGGGAAATCTCGCTATCCTATTGACGTGGTAAAAATACCGCTTGCTACACCCTTAACCAATGCGTTTAACCGCGAACTGAAGAATTATTCAGATCAGGTGAAAGTTGAACTATCGAAAGAATTGAGCGCTGTTTTTCGAAAATAAGGAGGAGGCGGTGAAAATCCATAAAAAAATTAGACATCAAATCTTTAATTCGCTCAATACTAACATTATAGGTGTTGAGAATTATTATTCTGGTCGCCCTTTGTTTATTGATATAGATCAAGAGACATCGGCAATCGCGATATCTATTGATGATATCTCTTGTGAGCAAATAGATCTTTGTCACCGCGAATATACTGCAACCTTGAACATCTCAACTTACCTAAAAACCGCTGTAGGCGATGATGAGCTAGACGATATCGCTGAGCAAATTAAACAACTACTGGATAGCGCTATAGCGAGTGATGAGCTAGCTGAAACTATCCAAGAAATTTATTTAATGAGCTATGAATATGAGCAAGACGCAACAAATCGCACATGGTTTGTCTCCAGCCTTAAATACCAAATTAAATACGAGGACTAAATATGGCAACACAAACAACCCCTTTTCAGGGTACTAAGTTTTACTTAGGCGTTGGCTACGATACAGAAAAAGCTATTTCAAACTGTACTGTTACGCCAAATGCCACAATTACCGCAACGGGTAATGGCTTAAAAGCTGGTGATTTTATCCGAATCACAGGCTTGGGGGCATTAGATGGCTGTTATCCTGTTAAATCTGTTTCTACTGACACAGTAACACTTGCTGATGAAGTGGATTGGAAAGGTTTTGATAAACCGACATCATTCGCTGGTGCGAAAGTTTCAAAAATCCAACTATCAAGCAATTTCTGTGCGATTAAACAGATTGATGGTGACGGCGACACATTGGGCGAAACAGACATCACCACAATGTGTTCAGAGGGTACAGAAACAGAAGCAGGCGAAATTGAATACGGTTCAATTAAGCTCTCTTTCTACTACGCTCCAGCGACAGATATGCAGAAAGATTTGCGTAAAAAATTCTACGATAAAGAAACGTTCCCTTGGTTAATGGTTTTGAAAAACAATCAAGGTGCTTTATATGGAACAGGCTTTATTCAAACCTCACCAAACTTCAGTGGTGAAGTGAAAGGTAAATTTGAATCAGGTGTAACCATTAAAAAAGCGAAACGTGATTATTTTTTACCTACAACAGCGTAAATAACAAAGCCGAGAGTTAATCCTCTCGGTTTTCTTTTCTAAGGTGGAACGAATGAATTTAAGAGATAAACTTTTATCACACAAACCAAAAGTTAAACCAGTGGAAATTTTAGGTGATACCTATTACATCCGTGAGTTTACCGTTGGCGAAATGAACAAAGCCTTATACGGACAACAACAAGAATTAGTTCGCATTGCTGAAAGTCAAGGTATTACACTTGATTTTAGTGATGAAGATACATTAACCGAGCAATTAGCCAAAGTTTACGACAAGCACAAATTAACTCGCACAATCGCAATGCGTTTATGTGATGAAAACGGTGTAAACCTATTCAATGCCGAAGATGAAAACGATTTAGCGCAGTTAGCGCAGTTAGATAAAGCGGTTATTGAGCAACTTAATCAAGCTATTATGGACGGTGAACCAAAAAACTCACCAGCCGAAGAAAGTTCCAAATAAACCTGTCACTTTCTCTCGGTAAAACGCTAGAAGAAATTGAGCATATGCCTGAAAGTCATTTACAGGAATACCGCCTATTTTACGAAGAGCAACCGTTCGGGTTATGGCGTGATGATTATCGTTCAGCTCAAATTTCGCACGTTTTAGCAATGGTAAATCGTGATCCGAAAGGCAAACCGCCAGAGCTATCAGATTTTATGCCTTTCTACAAGGAGCGGAAAGAAGAGTTTGATGACGGTTCTGCTGAATACTTGGCAAATAGATAACTGGAGTAAAAATGGCAGGCTTATTAGGACACTTAGAAATCCAGCTTGAGTTAGATCAGGTTAAATTCCAAAGTGGTATCAATAACGCACAAGGCAGAGTAAAACGCTTTACCGATACCACTGCCAAACAATTAAACAATATTGAGCGGTCAATAAACTCGCTCAATCGTGTATATGCGAACCTTTTCAAGGCTGGTATAGCTGGGTTTGGTGTAAATCAATTAAAAGGTTTTGCCGATGGATATACAGAAATTCAAAACAAACTCAGATTGGTCGAAAGCGCGTCAATCAGTAGCTCTAAAGGCTTAAATAACGTTTTTGATATTGCGTTAAAAACAAACCAAAGCATTAATGCGACCTCTGGTGTTTATCAACGATTTGCTCAAAATGCCGAAACATTAAAGATTAGTCAGACGCAGATTGCCAGTTTAACAGAAACGGTATCAAAAGCGGTTGCAGTATCTGGTGCAAGTGCAGGTGCGGCAGATGCAGCATTGACACAGTTTGGGCAAGCTCTCGGGAGTGGTATTTTACGGGGTGATGAATTCAACTCTGTAATGGAGCAAACCCCTGCATTAGCTAAAGCGATTGCAACAGGTTTAGGTGTTACCACTGGCGAACTTAGAAATATGGCGAAAGAGGGCAAACTAACGATGGACGTTCTTGTTCCAGCGTTAGAACGAGCCAAAGAGTCCGTTGACGACCAGTTTAACACTCGTATTCTTACCATTTCCGCAGCCTTTGAAAATCTAAACACTTCTGCGATTAAATGGATTGGTGAGTTAGATAAATCCACAGGTGCGAGCGAGGCATTTGCCAAGGCTATCAACGAAATAGCCAATCACTTAACCGTAGTAGCAAGCCTTGCAGCAGGTGCAGGTGTAATTTGGAGCGTTGGAAAAATTCGCACTTGGATTGCAGCAAGCATTCAAGCCTCTGCCGCTATGTCAGCACAAGCCGCAGCAACGAGAAACCTATCTGCCGCACAACAAGCTCTAACCGCAACAGGTAAAGGGCTTGGTGGTGCGTTAGGTTTTGTTGGTGGCCCACTTGGCTTATTAACTCTCGGCTTGTCAGCAGGTGTTGGCGTATTTCTTGATTATCAACAAAAAACAGAATCCGCTCGACAAGAATTACTATCTTTTGCTGATAGTTTAGATGTAACGACTGGCAAATTAGCCAATACATCAGCCGCAGTCCTCGATGGAATGAAAGCTAAATTAGAGCAATCAATCAGTGCGCAAAAGGACGAAATTAAGCGATTAGAAGAAGAGTATGAAAAGCTCAATAGAATAATCGAGCAAGGTAAACAAATCGCACAGCAAAGCGGAAAAACTGAAGATACAGCGTATCTAGAAGCATTGGCGAAAGCAACACAAGATTTAGCGATTAAAAAGGCTGAGCTTGCGAAAGCTAACGAAAAGCTAACTAAATCTGAAGATGATTTGAAAACAATCATCGGTCAAGTGCCTATTTCTGAATTTAACGACAAGATAAGAAGTTTACTCCCATCATTAGATAGCTCAAAAGTTAATATTGACGCAGTCGGCTTTTCTCTTGAAGAATTGAATCGTATTTTTCCAAGCGCTGAAAGCGGTGCTGCATCTGTTACAAGTGCAGTTGAGCGAATGGGTGCGATGGCCATCTTGGTAGCTAGCCAGTTTAATGCATTAGGTTTTAGTGTTCAAAATGCTTTAAGTGATAAGGCGACCAAGTTAATCGAGCGAAACAATCGCCAAATTGCAATCAACAAAGAAACCGACCAAGCCAAGAAACGCAGATTACAAGCGGAAGATAACGCATTAAATAGTGGATTTGAAAAAGATTCCGCTGATTTTTCTGCGGTTGTTGATAGTAATTTTGCCTTGTTGGGTTCTCAAGCTGAGATTAAAGCAGCTAAAAAAGCTAAAAAATCTGGTGGCTCTAAAGTTGATTATGTGAAACAGTTCACAGACCAACTAAGCGAGATGGAACGCAGACTTTCAGAAATCAGGGCAAATGCTCAAGATATTTCTGTATTCGGTCAGGTTAGCCAATATCAAGAGCTTAACAAAATCACTCAAGACATCGCAGCGAATGGCGAGAAATACGCTCATTTTGGTGCAGATGGTTTAGCTAAGCTTAAAGATATGGCTGCTCAAATTAATGCAGCACAACAAAGTGTTGCGATTGCTCAATTTGCCTATGACAACGGTGAAAAACTGCGAGAAATGCAATTCGAGCTTGAGTTGCTTGGTAAAACAAGAAAAGAGCAAGAATTACTCCGATACAATCATCAATTAGATATTGACGCAGCTCGACTGAAAGTTGGAATGTCGCAAGAGAATATTGCTAAGCTTGATGAGGAAATCGCAAAACTAAAAGAGCGTGTGGCGGTTATTAAAGAAACCGAAAATCAACTGAAATCAAGTTCAATCGCAGGGATTAAAGATGGGATAAGCCAAATCCAAGATAACTTTGGTAATATGGCTGCGAATATGTCGCAGGTTACTCAAAATGCCTTTAACGGTATGGCTGACGCTTTAACCGATCTTGTTGTGACCGGCAAAGCAGATTTCCGCTCTCTAGCACAATCAATTTTGAGAGATATTTCATCAATGATTGTGAAAATGATGATTTTCAATGCTATCAGAGCTGCGACAGGATACTCAGAAGGCGGTTATGTTGGTTTTGCTAGTGGTGGTTATACTGGAGATGGTGGAAAGTACACTCCTGCTGGAGTGGTGCATCGTGGCGAATACGTTATTACTAAAGAAGCGACATCAAGATTAGGGATTGGATTTTTAAATCACCTTAATTATGGTCGTGGATATGCTAGTGGTGGAGCGGTAGGCTCTATTCCGTCAACTGGTTACAAACCTATGACCAGTGGAAGTATTTCCGTTAAGGTCATCAATAATGGCGAACCAGTAAATGCTAACGTTGAACAAAGACAACGAAATGGCGAAACCGAAATTACAGTAGAATTAATCCGTCAGATAGCAAGAAGAGAAACAAACGGCATCATCTCAAATAATATGCGTTCTGGTGGCGTATTCGCTTAGAGGTAAATATGGAAACATTTAAATGGTGCGTTAGACCGGAATTTCAGATTGACAGCGAACCAAAAGTAAACTCGATTGAATTTGGCGATGGATACACTCAGCGCCAATTACAGGGCATTAATAGTTTGCTTCGTTCTTATTCGGTGGAAGTTAAGGTTAAAAACAAAGACCGCCTAGAAGTGGATGAATTTTTTAAAAAGCACAAAGGAATTCATCCTTTTCTCTTTAAAGACCCGTTCACTGGTAAGAATATCAAGGTTGTTTGCAGTAAATGGCCTGCGAAGATGAGCTTAAACTTCACGGAGTTTAGTTGTAGTTTTGTTGAGGTGCCGTAATGCCACAAGCAATTAGCAATCAATTCAAATTAGACCTAGCCAAACTAGAGCAAAATGCACTCATTGAGCTGTTTGAGGTCGATTTAAGACCGCTACGAGATAGTGACGGAATTAGTGGTGAATTATACCGTTTTTATGCCGGCACCAACGAAAAATCGCAACCCATTGTATGGCAAGGCAAGACTTATGAGCCATTTGCGGTTAAAGCAGACGGGTTTGAAATGTCAGGCGGTGGCCCAAGCAACCGACCAACGCTAACTCTAGGGAATGCGGGTGGATTTATTACCGCACTTTGTAATCGCTTTGAGCAGTGTTTAGGTGGTGTTGTTAGACGAAGATTGGTCTATATGCACTATCTCGATGCGGTCAATTTCGAGAGTGGTAATAAGCAAGCAGATCCGTCACAGGAAGTATTGAGCTATTTCTTGATCGAACAATTATCCTCGCTTAACCGAGATGTAGCTCAATTTACTTTAGCTTTGCCGTCAGAGACTGATAACGCATTGATTGGACGAATGATTACTTCGACTTGCAGTTGGTTATATCGAGGTGTTGAGTGCGGATATACAGGGCGAGCGGTGGCGGACGAAAAAGACCAGCCAACCACTGACCCACAAAAGGATAAATGCAGTGGTTTATTGACTGGCTGTAAGCTGCGGAACAACACGCACAACTATGGCGGATTTGTTAGCGTTGATAAGTTGGGGTAAGCGATGGACGGTAAACTACACAGCGAGATAATCAAATACTCAAAATCAAAAGAACCACAGGAAAGCTGTGGTTTTGTTGTTTTAATGGGTAATGAAAAAGTTTTTATGCCTTGCGAGAACGTGGCAGAAGATAAAGAGAACCACTTTGAAATCTCACCAGAAGATTACATTGCAGTAAGCGATAAAGGCGAGATTGTGGCGTTGGTCCACTCACACCCACAAGGCGAGCCAAAACTGTCTCAATCAGACTTACAAACTCAACTCTATAGCCAGTTAGATTTTTGGCTGGTGTGCGATGAGCAAATTCATATCTTTCCGAAAATTCCATTTTTAATTGGTCGAGAATTCAAACACGGTGAAATTGATTGCTACACGTTATTTAGAGATTTTTACCGCTTATCTGGTTGTAACTTGCCCGATTTCGAGCGTAAAGATTACTGGTGGGAAGATGGCAAAAATCTCTATTTAGACAACATCGAGAAACAAGGATTTGAGCAAGTCAAAGAGCCGCAAATTGGCGATGTGATTTTAATTAGTGTAGGTGCGAATGTGCCAAATCACGCTGTGATTTACGTAGGCGAACAGATGGTATTACATCACGCGCCAAAACGATTATCTAAGCGTGATTTGTACGATGGTTATTGGCTCAAACACACGCATAGTATTTGGAGATGCAAAGAATGGTCAACGTTAGATTTTACGGTTCCCTTAAACAGTTTGGAGCTCAATTTAGGCTAGATTGCAAAACGCCAGCCGAAGTTATTCAGGCTTTAACAAGTCAAATTCCGAAGTTAAGACAATTCATTCAGCAAGGATTGTTTACCGTAAGGGTCGGTCGAGATTACTTAGATAATCGCTATCTCGAGCAAGGGCTGAACCAAAGCTTAAAAGATGATGCAACAGTGCATTTTACGCCAGTCTTAAAAGGCTCAAAGAGAGCAGGTTTATTTCAAACGATAGTCGGTGCCGTGATGGTTGTAGTTGGTGCTTTCACTTCTTGGGCTGGCGGTACGATGTTAATTGCAGGTGGTATTGGCTTAATGGCTGGTGGTGTGGCTCAAATGCTTACAAAAATGCCATCCATGAAAACGGGCAAAGAGACGGAAAAGAAACAATCAACAAGTTTTTCAAATCTTTCAAATATGGCTGCGCAAGGTCGTCCTGTTCCGCTTGCTTATGGACGAATTAGAGTCGGGTCATTAATTATCTCGCAGGGCATAGAGACTATGGACGTCGATAGAGAGCCAGCCTTGTCAGATCGAGGAAACAAAATAGGCGGCGATGGCAGCGGCAATAACGGCAATAACGGCAATAACGGAATCGGCGACAAAAATAGATACCGAGATAAGAGCGGCAAAATTTATCCTTGGTTAGAGGCGTGGGAGTAGAAAATGGGTAAAGGTGGTGGTGGCGGACATACGCCAGTTGAGGCAAAAGAAACTGGCCGCAGTAAGCAACTTGTAAAGATTGTCGAGATTCTTTCCGATGGCGAGGTAGCAGGATTGGCAAACGGTATGCAATCCGTTTATCTAGACAATACACCAGTTCAAAATAGTAATAATTCATACAATTTTAAAAACTTTTCTTTGCAGGGACGAGTAGGTAGTCAAGTCCAAGGCGTACTAGGTGGGTTTAATACTTCCGAAAAAGAGGTTTCTGTTGGCGCTCAAGTTAAAAACAATCTACCAATTACAAGAACAATCACGGATAGTAAGGTTTCAAGATTAAGATTCACTATTGGCGTTCAGTCTCTATCAAGCGTAGAGGAAAATGGGGACATTAAAGAAACTGAAGTTAATCTTGCGATTACTATTGGTGGCACAGTTTACCCTGTAACAATCTTTGGTAAGTATAGTTCACAATATCTTCAACAGCATACATTTAAAAACTTACCGCCAGTTCCGTTTACTATCAAGGTTGAGCGACTAACAGCAGATAGTAATTCTCAAAGACTTCAAAATAACACAGTGTGGTCTAGTTACACAGAGGTTATTGATACCGAGTTTACATATCCAAACACTGCTTTGGTTGGGGTTAAATTTGACTCTGAATACTTTGGAAATATCCCTAATAGAACCTATGACTTGTTGGGAATTAAAGTAAAAATCCCTAGTAACTACAACCCAAGAACAAGACAGTATTCAGGCGTTTGGGACGGTACTTTTAAAGTGGATTGGACGGATAACCCTGCTTGGGTGTTGTTCGATATTGTCACCAATAAACGTTACGGATTAGGTAATCGACTAGGCGAGTTCGGCGCTGATAAATGGACTTTATACCAAGTTGCACAATATTGCGACCAGCTCGTTCCTGATGGTTTTGGCGGTATGGAGCCTAGATTTACCTGTAATGCGTGGTTAACAGAGCAGCGTTCTGCATATGATGTGATTAATGACATCTGCTCAATTTTCAGAGCAATGCCAGTTTGGAACGGTCAGCGACTAACTGTTGTAATGGATAGGCCAGCAGATCCAGTTTGGACTTACACAAACGCAAACGTGGATGAAAGCGGATTTAATTATACGTTCTCGGCAAAAAAATCTCGCCATAACGCAATTCAGGTTGAATACGCAGACAAAGATAACTCTTATGAAAGAGCGATTGAGTATGTTTCTGACGATGAGTCAATCCGCAAGAATGGATTGAACGTTAAGAAAATCACCGCCTTTGGTTGTACATCTAGGGGTCAAGCGCACCGCACTGGATTGTGGTTGTTGCAAACAGAGAAACTCGAGACTAAGACAGTCACCTTTACAGTCGGTGCAGAGGGCTTAATGCACGTGCCTGGTGACATTATCAAAGTCGCTGATACGTATTTCGCAGGCACAAATATTGGCGGTCGAGTTTTAGCGATTGACGGTAAAAAAGTTACTTTAGACCGAGAAATTTCCGTTAATGGTAATAGCTATTTTAGCTACATCAATCAAAATGCTAAACACCAAGACATTAAGATTATTTCTGCGAAAGGTGCGGAAGTTACTTTAGACCAAGCTCCAGCAGGTTTAGAGGCTTATGGTGTATGGTCGTTATCTACTCAACAGGTAACAAGCCAGTTATTTAAGGCTCTATCTGTTAAAGAAGAGTCGAAAGGCAAATACACAATCACGGCTTTACAGCACGAGCCACAGAAAGAGGCGATTGTTGATAACGGTGCGAAGTTTGAGCCTAAATCCACATCAATTCTAAGCGCTCCGCAGATTAGCAATATTGGTGTTATAACTAACCCAGATGGGAGTGTTAGCTTTGCTACTGATATTACAGGTGGCAATGGATTAGTTAAGTACGACATTAAAATCTATAAAGACGGTGCGTTGTATGATGTTCGTTTAGGTCAATCATCGCCAAATATCAGTTTTGATGACTTGGAAAATGGTGAATATACAGTCGTTATCCAAATCAAAAACGAGAAAGGCCAGTTATTAGGTGAAAGAACTCAAACCTTTACTATTGATAAACCGCCAGCGCCAACAGGAGTGATAGTTAGTGGTGGACTAGGAAACATCACAATCGAATGGGATTGGATTGATGAAGCAACATCTACCGAGATTTTTGTTAGTGAAACAAATGATATTAAAACTGCTAAACGGTTAGCGAAAGTTAATTCAAGAACTTACACGCACGAAGTAGGCGCTAAACAGGTTAGATATTACTGGCTAAGACATACTAGAGGTGTGAATATTGGTCCATTTAATCAACGGACTGGTATTCGGGGTGAAAGCTCGGTCGATATTGACGCAGAGTTAGAGATTTTAAACGAAAAACTCTCTCAAAATATCGCTGACAAGGTAATTGATACAGCATTACCTGCTCGTAACCTTGAATTAATCAAAACCGTAAGTGAGCTAAACACTGGTAAATTCATCGGACACAACCAAGTTTACAACACTAAAGACGGCAAGCTGTATATTTGGAATGGTCGAGAATACACAACCAAAGTACAAGCTAGTGACTTAAGCGGGAAAATAAACAAAAGCCAAATAGACAATGCTTTAATTGGTGAAATTAACTCAGCGAAATCAACCGCCGACACTGCTAACTCAGTGGCTCAACAAGCTAAGTCTGAAACGGCATCTCTTTCTGCTCAAATCCAGTCAGAGGCTAATGCTCGTGGAACTGCAATCACACAGCTACAGAATGTTGATAAGCAGCAAGCACAGCAAATCACGGCTTTAACCGCTAAAGCCGAAAGCGCCTTATCTGGGTTAGAGGCTGAAAAGACTGCTCGAGCAAATGGTGACAAAGCAGAGGCGAAAGTAAGAGAAACCTTAACCGCTAAAGTTAATAATGCCGAAAGTGCGATTAATGAAATTAAATCCACGAAGGCAAACAAAAACGAAGTAGCAAGTCTAGCCCAATCGTCACTACAAGCAATTTGGAAAAATGATGCGAAGGCTGAATTTAACAAGCTATCCATTGGTGGTCGCAACTTAATCCGAAACAGTGGTACGCCTATCACAAGCAGTAATTACGGACAGCGTTATGCTATCACGGAAGCTCCTGCTGTTGGTGATGATGTTGTTGTTACGTTATACGGTGAACTTGGCGCAGACCGCACGGGAATTGGCGTTTTTAATTCCAGGGGGTATGGAGAGCTATTAACCATTAGCAAAATTGCTGACGGTGTTTATCAAGGAAAAGGCAAGTGGGCTTTAGCTACCGGCGGTACAAATGACGGTGATTATGCAGACAACACGCATTTAAATCTATATTTTTATCCAAGTAGTGCCAATTCCGAATACACAATCAATAAGATTAAGTTTGAGCGTGGTACGGTTGCAACAGACTGGACGCCAGCACCAGAAGATACAGAAAGCAGTATTGCTAATGTGTCAGCGGAATTAACCAATTACCAAAAAGCAACAGCCGAAAAAGACAAGGCTCAAGCACAGCAAATCACAGCTTTATCTAGCAGTGTGGCAAGTGCGAAAGCCGAAGTTCAAAGTGTTAGCCGAACAGTTGCTGATGTTAATGGTAAACTAACCGCTACACATACAATCAAAACACAGGCTATTTCTGGCGGCAAGATCGCAATAGCAGGTATTTCTCTTGGTGCGAATAAGGAAGAAAGCTCTGTTATTGTAATGGCTGACAAGTTCCAAGTTGTGCCAAATTCCAGCGGAACACCTAAGCCAATATTCAAGGTTCAAAACGGAAAAGCGGTAGTTGCTGGCGATTTAATTGCTGATGGCGAGGTGACGGCTTCTAAGCTGGCGGCAAACTCCGTTACTACTGGAGCGTTGCAGGCTGGGGCGATTAGAGCTGAGCATATTGCGACAACTCAAATCACAGGCGAAAAGCTCGCCTTGGGGCTTGGCGGCAATTTGCTTAAAAACCCTTTATTTACAGGTAATTCTGAAGGTTGGCACGGGTTTGTTTTTCACAATGAAGAAATCCGTAAATACTGGACTGCTGGTAGTGTTGGCGTTGAGTATGAAAATCTACGTTATAACACAAATCAGAACTACAGACCTAGAGATAGTCGATATAAAGATGAAACATTTAGCCTTGCTAGATGGACTGTAAATGGATTCTCTCAGTTAGCTGTTGATAGTAAAAACAATCAGCTTTGGGTGGATAATGCTCGGGCTTTCGCAAATTTAATACCTGGGAAAACCTACATATTCTCTGCTTATGTTGGCTGTCATCATTGTGGTGGTTACTTGATAGCAGAAGAATATAGTGCCGACAGTAAAAATTACGTCCGCTGGATTGCAGACTCTGGGTTATTTGGTGAGCGAGACAGAATATTGCTTAATGATGGAGAGGCGTGCGCTGAGGCTAGCTCTTCTCATTTTGCAAATGGGGTAGATACGAGTAAAGCACATCGAGCGTTTGTTAAATTTACGGCGCCTAATAGTGGTGTTGTTTGCCTTATTTTCCGCATCGCAAGATTCGGTAATAAGCAAGCATATCAAGATTGCTATATGGCTAGAGCTATGCTCGAAGAGGTGAATCCAAGCCAAACCACGCCTAGTCCGTGGCGAGAAACCTCGATAACCTCTATTGATGGCGGCTCGATTGTTACAAACTCAATTACCACTAAACAGCTCGGTGCGGATAGTGTAACAGCTAACAATATCGCAGCAGGTGCGATAGCAGCCAAACATATTGCGACAAATAGTATTAACTCAAACCATATTGTTTCTCGCTCTCTAACTTCCGATAAGTTGAATGTTGGCAGTTTGTCGGCTATTAGCTCTAATATTGGTAGGATTACGGCTGGCGAGATTACAGGTACAAACATTCACGGTAATACTATAAGCGGTGGCGATATTAGAGGCTCTAATATAAACGGTGGCACAATTCGAGGTGTAACTATTGAAGGTAGTACGATTCGAGGTGTGAACATCGAGGGTCAAACTATTAAGGCTGACAATATCATCGGTGATATTGCTAAGTTTTATAGCGTTTCGGCTTATAGAGCAGATAATAGGTATGATTGGGAGAATACTCATCTAACCATAGATTTGCCAGCCGCTCCGTTTTGGCGTAAGGCCTTGCTTTATCCAACCGTTCTGCCGTTTGGAGTTTATTCGTCCAATAATGAGGGTGATAGTGATAGATTTTCTGGTGTGCATATCAGAATGTACTTAAACGATCAGCGCAGAGCGTTTAACTACACTAATACCACGCCAGAAAAGAGTAATTGGAATCAGCAGTTTATAATGCTAACAACAATGATAGATCTGGAGCCAAACAGAGCACATAGGATACGAATAAGACTTAGAGCCAGCGATAAATACATAAACATCAACGGCACCACATTCACCTTTATGGTGGCTCGTAGCTAACACCAATTCACAGTAGTGAGTTGGTGTTTTTATTTATGGAGTTAAAAAATATGTCGAAAGTATATATCGCTTTCTACAAGCATAAACGCAAACGTAAAGGCTTTAAAAACACAGTCTATCGCTTGTGTGATGACATAATCCGATTTTTGACAAAAGGGGATTACAGCCATTGTGAAATGGTTATCCCTAATTATGAGAAGAACGGGAAAATGTTATTTGAGTGCTACACAGCAAGCAATATTGATGGGGATGTAAGACTTAGACTTATGCCGCTGCCTAACGACAGATGGGATTTGGCCGAAGTTGATACTGATGCTGATTTAGTCAGATTATTCTACAAACAAACCGCAGGGCTGAAATATGACTGGCTTGGTGCGCTTGGTGTGCTTTTGCCATTCAAGCAAAACTCTAAAAAATACTTCTGCTCAGAATGGTGTGCTGAATGTCTGGGATTTGATAATCCGCACAAGCTCAGCCCAAATTCACTTTATCGAAAACTAAAAAATGAGGATGCTTATGCAATTCAATAAAATTTTAAACCCTGTTTATTCAACCATTGCCTCTTTCTCAATTCAAGAGGACGGTTCAATTAATGCTAAATATGTGGTTGGTTCTGGTTCTGATAGCGGCGATTCCGTAACAGATTTCACACCTATCACGTCCGAATACAAATGGATTGATGGCGAAACAGCTAATGTGATTATGGATAAACCATTAACCAAAGAAGAGACATCCAAATCGTTAAAGCAGGTAACAATTGATCGAATCTATGCACACTTGAAAGAGAACGGATTAATTGTTATCTAATCAACCTTAACTAAAATCAACCGCACTTTGAGCAATCTCGGTGCGGTTTTTTATTGGAGCAAAAATGGAAAACATTGAGCTAGAGACAGTGCGTGGTGATGATGACGGGTGGACTTTTGAAATCCTAGAAGATGACGAGCAGAAAAGTGATTTGACTGGTAGTAAGTTTGATATGTGGATTGAGCCGAAGAAAGGCGAGATTATTAAATTATCAACTGAAACAGGTGAGATTACTGTGAACGAAAATCTGGTAACTGTCACATTATCGCACGATAAAACGCTAGGGGCGAAGTGGGAAACTGCAAGCTGGGATTTGCAATGCACCAGTCCGCAAGGATTAGTGAGAACGCTCGCAGGCGGTGAATTTACGCTTATCCATGATGTAACGGAGGCGAGATGATTATCAGATTAGTTAAACGCTCAAAGCCTAACATCAAGGTTAAAGTGCGTTTAATAAAAGAGATTGAGGCGAGAAAGGAAAAAATTCCAACGCTCGAAGAATTAAAAACTCACTACCAACTAGGAGCGTTATAGTGGCACAACAAACAGTGGCGGAACTGCTTAATAGCTTTGCTGAATATCTTGGCGCTCAAGATAAGGCAATTATTGCATTAATTGAGCAAAAGATTACGCAGCTTAAATCTGACTTATTGGGCGGTGATGTAGCGGCTGATTTAGATACATTACGAGAATTAGCCGATGCGGTTCGTAATCTTAAATCTGGCGAAACGATGCCGGAGAAATTAATTCAAAAAATCACAGAATTTAAGTCTAGCCTTGATGGGGTTGTTGAAAAAATGACAACTTTAGAAAGTCTAGATTTAAAAGCAGCTTATGAAAAAGGTAAACAAGGTCAATAGGAGAAAAATATGGCAAACTTTGGAAGTAAAAACGAAACATTCGCTTATTTAGTCGGCAAAGATATTGCAGAGATTAAAGCTAAAATTGAAAGTATTGGAACAACTAGCAGCGGATTAGATGTATTAAAAGTTGTCGTTCCTGCTGCAACAGAAGAACAGGTAAATAGTGGCGCACAGGCTACTGCTAATCTGCCAGATGAATTTAAAAATTCACTAGTTCTTATGGAAAGTTATGGATCATATAATACGGCAAAAGTGGTTGATTTAGTTCAATTTAATACAGACACGGTTGAAGGAGAGTTTTTCATCATCAAGCTAACAGATTTTAAAAATCCAAAAGAAACAGTTCGCGCGACTATTAAAGAATCTAGCGGTTATCATGCAAGTGATGCTTAATTAATCCAGAAGTTCAGCAACTTCTTCCATATTGGGCGTAATAGACATTTCATAATATCTGAATGTCTTTACGCCTTATTTTATGGCATTATTACATCCCTGTAACTTTCGTAGTTTCGGAAAAATATGTATAGTTTCGGAAATAAACAATATTACAGACACATAATAATCTGATTTTATTGATTTAAATTTGGTGTTTTAAAATTTGTACGTTTTGACTTCAAACGTGCTTAATTTTTAGCTTGTGATAAGAACACCAATAATGATGAGTTATTGGTGTTTTTTCTTTTCGGGCAAAGTGCG